AGTAGTAGATTGATAAGTAGGAAATAAATAAATAAATAAATAAATATGAGTATTGCCTACACCTATGTCATTATTGATAACACCACGGGAACCGATGTCTATGTCGGGTCTTCAAAGAAACAAAATAGATTAATGTATCACGAACGCATTGAGAATAACACCTGTTCTTCCAAACAAATCATTTTAAACGGGGACTACCACTTTGAAATCATTAAAACATTTGATGGGGATATTAGTGATGTTGGATTACGTAAAAAGGAGCAAGCATTGATGAACCGAATGCGTAAAGTTTATAAAATGAATGTTATAAATCAGGTAACAGCCTATATCAGCGAATATCATATTAAACAAAAAGACCAAAGAAGAAGGAATGCTAATAAACTAAATAAGCGAAATTACGATTTGAAGAGGAATGCCTGGAGATACACTTGGGAGGAAAACTCTAGGGATATCGGGAGTTTCAATAATATTAGTTGGGACGTTTTCCAATAAACACTTAAAAGTAAGTGGGGCATAATATATAAGAATGACCCTTATTTATAAAATCCACGATAATACTAACGGAAATATTTACATCGGTTCTACAAAACAGCCAATTCACCGCCGAATGATTAATCACAAAAAAGAGGATAATACATGCTCCAGTAAAGAAATTATTAAAAATAATAATTATGATGTCATAGTAGTTGAAGAATGTAATGAAACTAATAGAAATGAAAGAGAGCAATTTTATATAGATACATTAGATTGCGTTAATATTAAAAATGTTATTTATGATGAAAAAAAATATAAAAAGGAATATTATATCAAAAACAAAGAACATAAAAAAGAATATGATAAAGTTAGACGTGAATGGACTATGAGTTTTGGGGAATCAAAAAGAGATGTCTGTAATATATTTTATACCAAGGATAATTTATTCTGCTGATTTAATATAAACTTTATCCATGACATCCACGCTATGGGACATATTATGAGCCAGCACCTTTTGTTCTTCTTTCATCTCTAAAAACTTTTTATTATTATAATGATGACTCGCGACGATTTTACGCATCATAGTAGTGCTGATATTCTTTCCCAAATATTTTTGACTAGTCTTCAGTAGTAACTGACTGATTTGATTTCTATTGAGAGGCGTTCCTACAGAATTTACAAATAAGAAATCTTCATACACTTTACCTGTCTTTTTAATATACATATTTAATATTCTTTCTAAATCTTTCGGGATATCTATGATTTTTTCACCATACTTGCTGGCTGTTTTATACTCATTATAAACGCCGAACATTCCCTCTTTCTTTTTTACGAGATAATTATTATTTTTTTTATCTTCTTCAGTTAATCTGCGATAAGCACTATATCTGATATACTTCTGACCCGCCATATCGTTTCGTGTAGGAATACGTTTCAAAAAACTAAATAGAGTATAAACCATCAGGAGTTCCTTTTCCTTACCCGTTAAAAATTCTTTCTTTTTTAACTTCTCAGTTTTGATTTCAAATTCCATGTCAAGGAGCATTTTATCTATCTCAGCTAATTCAACAAAGTTGTCTTTTTGCTTATCGCTGATTTTACCTGATTCCTGCTCTTTTTCGTATGTCAGATTGAACCCATCTCTCTTTTTACCATATGTCACCAACAGACTATCATATTCCTTTTCACTATTAAGAGCCATTAGCAATACAATGGCCGCATTTAGAGTATTTCTCTGAGATGTATAATGAGTATCTTTAATTTTATCCATTACTGAATCAGGGTCTTTTAAAAATTCATAATTATCTGGACTATCAAATAATTTTGTCAGTTTATTCAAGTGAGAGATGTATTGCTTGACGCTACTTTCCTTAAGATTTGGACGCTCGCTCATAATTAATTCCTTTCTTTGTTCTGCTGTAATTTCCATATTATACTTATGAATATATTTTAATCTTTAAATAAATCTAATTAATTAATTTATCCTATAAAACTCATTTGCGAATTTTCTTTTATTAGTTCGTATCGTGCTGACAAGGGAACGCTCAGTAAATATTGCTGGATAATAATATTTTTTTGGAATACATGACTTCATATATAATATATCTATCGCTCTCCACCGTGTTAATTCATTGATTTCTTCCAATAATGCTGAGGCTACTTCCCACGTTCCTATATAATATGACATCGTCATACAAACATCGAAGTTTTTATCAGTTAAATCATTGAGACCATTTACAGAACCACATTCCCCAGTATATTCTCCCTCTGTTCTTTTCTTATTCAAAAAATATCCTCCTAGATAAACAAACCCATCTCCTAAATCATCTGGTATATCGTGCACGATTTGCTCGGCGTCGTCTTCACATATAATGACTTTATTTAATTTATTATCTACAATATATCTCAGCAATAATTTATGAGATTTGAAACATCCACACTTAGCTAAATGATAATCTCTAGTAACATTATGATATGAAACCATTTTTTTATCCGTTAAATTATCAACTTTATCACGAGATGTAGCAGACCAACGTTTCCAAGAATCATCAAAGAATTTTAACCTATCACAGCAAACGTCCAAATTGATGAAGAACTTATACATATATATTATGAAATATTTTAACCCAGGTTTGTTAAAATATTTATTAAAAAATTAAATACAAAGTAGGGTTATCTCTATTCTTAAGCATTAAAGACTTCAAACATACCGTCACTGAGGCGGGCTACTCGCAAATATTCGCAGAAATTACGCATTGTATCGGCAGACGATGGGAAATCACCCGATAAGTGAATTTCAATTCCACGCTGACCGACACGTCCACCCGTTAGTTTAGTTCCTAGATAAAAGAATAAACCTTCAAGACCACCACGCTGAGCACGACCCTGTAGAGTATCCGTTGTAATCATATTCTTTTGGTGGGAATATTCTTCGCGAGTAACAAATGGAACACCTTCAGAATCAGTGAGAATACTAAATAGTCGTGCGGTATTATCTACATCACTGGAGAATTCAAATCTATCGTTGTAACGGATATTATATCTAATACCACCCGGGACTCCAGTGGTCAGTGCTGTAGAGATAGCATTGGAAGAAGCAGGGAGAATATTTGTCTCGGTCAGTGCGGTGTCCGCCAATGCTGTTATAATACGAGGCACCATGCGATTAGCCATACCTAAATTACGAATTACACCAGACGATAAATTAGTCTGAGAAATACTGGTCTCAATCAAACGATAATCTACAAACGAGAAAGACATATCCTTGTTGGCGTTCTTAAAACGTTCCATCTCGTCATTTACCCCGTTATAGTATACATAATCAGCGCAGAACTTTAGGTCTGCCCTGCGAATATGAGCAACAGCACCAGCATCATCATTAGCATCTACCTGGATTCTAGCACCTTTAGTCGGGAAAAACGTAAGTTCAATATTAATCGGTTCATTAATCATATATAACGGTAGCTGATTGACTTTCAGGAATGGAAACAGGTCACTTAAATCAATTGAGAATGTTGGACTCCTTGCCTTATGGTCGGTATCCATTTCCGCCCAGAGAGGAATATTCAATTCACCAGATTCATATTCATACCCATTATCTAGACCATATAGGTCAGCACGGACATCTGACCCCGCGTTGTAACGGAATCCATGGTTCATGAAACGTCCCGTTGAATAAAATTCACGCTCTACATTATTTTCATTCTTAATAAGAGTTGATTTAGCACCAAATAGAGCATTCCACTCAGTGACTTCATTTAGTGTCTTATTACCAATTTTTAAAACAGCCTTTTTGACGATTTGACCGATTCCTGTGTGCGGATTAAAATAACCACTTCGGACACCAGTGCCTGCCTCAACAGACATAAATAATTTACTGTGAGAATGTAGGAATCCCTTGTTCTGTAAAGTGAATCTACAGAAACCATCGGCAGTCCCGTCGCCCTGATTAAATACAACTGGTTCTAAAAGGTCAGTTTCAATCTTCTGAATCATGTTGGAGGGGATTTGACTAAGAGAAATAAGGTCTGGAATACTTCCACCATCTGACATAGAATCGCTACTCATTTTTATAATATGAATTATATTATAAAATATTAAGATAAATAAATAAAAATTAAATAAGTGTAGAAATTAACTATCTACTGGATGAGTTGGATTCCCATATTGTTATATAGAAGAGTAGATTTTGCTTTGAAGAACAAATAAACTCCAATAGGATTGTCCGTGCTAAGGTCGCTTTCAATAGATACACCAAACTGTTGCTGAGAGAAATCCTCGCCCGCGTCACCAATACCATATTTAACGCCAAGACCCATAACCGAACCACCGAGGGGAATACTATTGTAGGAAGACTCTTCAATAAGAGTTCCCATTAGGTAATCTCGGTTCATATTTGCGGGAGAGATAGAAGTTCTTACCTGGTGGTAATCAGGAACTATCGCATCATATAAACCTTTTACTATCTGAGGGTCAGGAAGTTGCGTGTCGGGGGAATCAACCAGGGAATTTACATAGTCAAATTCTGCTGGATGCTTGACACCTCCCTTGAGAAACTGAACCCTGCGGATTCCTGCGAGAACTCCTCCAGAAGCATTAGCTGAAGCATTTGAGGGATAAGTCGTAGAATTTCCATCTGCTGTTAAAGTGTTAATATTAGAGACAGGCATAAACGTCATAAATGCGGACTGTAGATTTCTCAGTGCTAGAGAATACTGAATCTGTGCGTTGGTAGAATTGATGGACGTATATAGAGAAGTTATCGTGTTGAATTGGTAAGACCCTTCAGGTTGAGCCTGTATCATTTCACTGGTCATGTCCTGAACCTCGCAACATAATTTAAGGTCTTTGAGGCGGTAGTGTGCTTCTCCCTTTCCAGCGGCGACTGTTCCGTTCTCGAAAAATAACGTGTTAGCATCGGGCATAAGCATAATTTCCACCTGGACTCCCCCAAAAGCACCCTCACGCAAATCTACAAGATTTCCAGATTGGCAGAACCCGCAGGGCAAATGTGCTGAGAAAGAAGTTGTTTCAGTTCCCGAAGCATTATTCTGACATACCGCACGTCTAAAAGTCTCAGCATTAGGATAAACAAGGCACGTCTCTCCTAGGTGAGACATTTGGTCACCCTTTGAAGACGTTAATGCTGTATAGGTATTCATCCATTTTGAATAGTGACGTATCTGTTCGCAAATCATTTTTGAACGAGCAGAACGGATAGTCAGGGAATCAAATACATTGTAAATGCCGAGACGGTTATTCATAGTTAGATTGTCTCCCGCCTGACACGGGGTCGGAGGCGTGTTGTTATCAGAGAAAAGATTTAAGTTTCCTACAATACGGATGGAAGATGGGTCAAGTAGCCCGTCCTGAGCGGATACTGTGAATGAAAGAACTGGGAATCCGTTTTTGAAAGATACAACACCGTCACTTGGAACATTGTCTGGGCGAATCTCTACATATCTTGAAGTCATTTTATACTTTTAACAATATAAAAGAGTAAAAATAAAAATAAATAAAAAATTATTAATCTTCGTCGCTACTACTTATTATTAATTTAACCCGAGTTTGTAAAAATAAATAATAATAATAAATACAAAGTTGGGTTATCTCTATAATAATAATAGATATCAAGTCTTTATTTTGTCAAACTTGGGTTGAATTAGGGGACGACCTCTACACCACCATCGCGAATCATTAGGCGTCTGACATGGACTATGAAGGAGTTAAACATCTTGGGTTTATCTGGAGGAAC